TGTTTATGCTATCTGAATATTATAATGCCAAGATAGGGTTTGAGAATGACAGGGGTGATGTGATTGGGTATGCAAAAAGATTTAAGAAATTACATAGACTGGAAGAAGAGTTTCAAATGTTATATAAAAAAGAATTACATTCCAGAAATGTAAAACGAAATTATGGTATGCATATGACTGCCCAAAGAATAGATCAGGGAGAGATTTATATTAGGGATTGGCTAAATACTGTGATTGAAATTGACGAATTTGGTAATGAAAAGAAAGTATTGCATACTATTTATGATACTGCATTATTAAAAGAGTTGATTAAGTATAACAAAAAAGGTAACTTTGACAGGGTAAAAGCATTAATGGTAGGTATGTATCATAATAAAGAATTATATAATAGGCACGTTGCGCCAACAACTGAATCAATATATAATGACGAGTTCTTTGATAGAATGTACGTCACACGATAAATAATATGGCTGTAGATAAATCTATAATAACTAATATTCCGAAGCAGACAGTCCCTGCTTCTAAGAAAAACGATGAATGGGCTAAAGAAACCATTGATGCTTATATTGAACTAACCAGCTTTTCAAAGAAAACAGGAGAGCGGTTTTGGTTGAAAAAACTGTACGACTACTATAACGGTCACATTAATTATGAAGATTATAATCATGTGCTAAAGCCGTATGGTAAGTCAGTAAAGAATGTCCCTGCAGATATCAGACGATTTAACATTATCAAACCTCTTGTGGATGTCTTGCTTGGAGAAAAAGCAAGGCGTCCTGTCAATCATAGTGTTATTGTTCGAAATGATGATGCAGTAAGCCTGAAAGAAGAGATTAAGGCAGATCAGATTACCCAACTTGTTGTTCAGAATATATCTACACAAGCACAGCAAATGCTTGGATTGGAAGAAGGGGAAGAAATGCCGCCAATGCAGTCTATTCAAGATGCAGTCCAATTGTTTGATAAAAACTATGTGGATTCAAGAGCTATACTGGGGCAGAAAGCACTCGATTACATTCAGCAGTATTGTGAAACACACAGGCAGTTCCAAAAAGGTTTCTTTCATTTTCTTGTATCAGGATATGTGTGTTCTTATCGAGGTGTAAATAGTAATGAGCCTGAATACACAGTTCTTAATCCTCTGGATGTAGATTATGATAAAGCACCGGATTTAGATTTCATTGAAGATGGTGATTGGGTTGTTGTCCGTAGATTGATGCACCCTTCCAATGTTATTGATGCGTATTGGCAGGAACTTTCCCAAAAAGAGATTGAGCATTTAGAAAATCCTGAATATAACCGGGAAGATTTTCTTACATACAGTTTGGATTATACAGATGACTGGGATTGGGATGGAGATCGTGAGCGTCTTATTGAAGTGATGGAGGTATATTGGAAATCACGAAAGAAGATTGGTTTTGTTAATTACATGGATGAGTTTGATGAAATCCAAGAACGCATTGTCGATGAAAAATACAAAGCGCAAGAAGGAGAAGCGATTGAATGGCATTGGGTTAACGAAGTTTGGCAAGGTCATCGAATTGATGGAAGATTTTATGTACGAGTTGGGCCACTTGAGAATCAACGTGGATCGATTGATAATCCATCAAAATGCAAACTACCAATTAATGGACGTGCGTATAGTGATATCAACTCAGAGAACATATCTCTGGTTGCAATGGGTATTCCCTATCAATTAAACTATGATATTTACAAGTATCGTCTTGAATTATCTATTGCAAAGAGTAAAGATATTATTGGACAGTTTGATATTAATGCGATTCCAAAAGGATGGGACATTGATAAGTTTATGTACTTTGTAGATGCCACTGGTATTGCGTGGGTAGATTACAATAAAGAGGGGATGTCATTGAACCCACAACATCAAGCGGTAATGGATTTGTCTATCCGTACTATTGCCAATTATATTAACCTGCTTGAAAGTATTCGTTTTGAATGGGAACAAGCATCAGGTATTACAAGACAACGACAGGGGAATGTTGACCAGTATGCAGGGAAAGGTGTTACTCAACAAAGCATTATACAAAGTTCCTATATAACAGAAGATTATTTCCGTAAGTATTCAGACTTTGAGAATCGTGATTTACAAGCACTTCTTGATTATTCAAAAGATGCTTGGATTGATGGGAAGAAGACAATGTATGTTATGCCAGATGGCACAAGAGAGTTTTTGGATGTTGACCCAACTACTCATCAAGAAGCAGAATATGGTGTGTTTGTTACAGACAGTAGAAAGGATGCAGAGAATTTGGAGTATATAAAACAACTTGGTCAATCTATGATTCAAAATGGTACTCCTGCATCTATTATTGCTGAAATGCTTGAAACAAATAACTTCTCTACACTCAAGCATAAGATTAAAGCTGCAGAAGATGCCCGTCAGCAATTAGAACAAGCGCAAAAAGAAGCAGATCGAGAGATTCTTCAAGCACAAGTTGATGCGAAGAATCGAGAGTTGGATATGAAAGATATGCTCAATATGCGTGATAATGAAACAAGATTGGAGCAGTCTATGATACAGGCTGATGCTATGATGGGTGCAAAAGAATTGGATGTTACGTCAAAAGAAAGTATTTCTGATAGTCAAAATAGACTAAAAGAAAAAGAACTTCAGGAAGAAGAGCGCAATAATCGTGTGAAAGAAACATTAGAGCGTATTGACTTGGAGATTAAGCGTAAACAAGCGAGAGATAAAAATAGATCTGTTTGAAGTTCTATATAATAAAAGTTTACAGATTTATAAATTTTTCCTTGACATTCGATACTTTAACTTATAATTTCAAATTATGGAAGAAAACAAAAATACATTAGCATTAGACGATTTAGAATTAGATTTTGACTTTGATAATGATACTTCAGACGAGGAAGTAACTCCTACGGATATAGATGAAGTTGAAACAAAGCAAGAAGAAGAAGAACAGGAAGAAGAAGTAATAGAAGAACCTGTTGAAGAAGAAACGGAAGAACCCGAAGAAGAAATTGAACTACGTTTAATTGATGATATTATTAGACGTACAGGTCTTGAGTTTGATGAAGAAGAACTTCGAGGTATTGATGATACCGAAGATGGTATTGCAGAATTAGCAGAAAGAATTGCGGCCAAACGAGCAGAACAGCAATTATCTGACTATTTGGAAAAACACCCAATGACAAGACAACTTCTTGAGTTTGAAGCAATGGGTGGTGATCCTGAGCAGTTTAAAAAAGTCTTTTTCCCTGAAGTTGATTACTCGCAGTTTGAGATTCAGGAAGAAGATGTAGATGTCCAAAAAAGAATCATTAGTGATTCTCTTCGTATGAAAGGGTTTAGTAATGAACGCATTACAAGAAACTTGGAATTGTACGAGGATAATGGGATGCTTCTTGAAGAAGCCAAAGATGCACTTGGAGAATTATCCCAGATTCAACAGGGACAGAGACAACAATTATTAGAGCGGCAGGAGCAGAATTATCAGCAAATGCAACAACAAGCTCAAGAGATGTGGAATACAATTTCAGAGACTATTCAGAAATCTGATGCTTTGAATAACATTCCACTTCCCAAAAAAGATAAGTCAAAGTTCATTGACTTCATTACACCAGATGCGAGAACAGGTTATTCCAAACGAGATGAGATTGCAAACAATCTAACTCTTGAGGATCAACTGACTCTTGATTTAATTCTGTATCATGGGTTGGATTCATTTTCCAATATCATTGATAACAGAACCAAGACATCTGAAGTACGAAGCATTAAAGAACGACTAAAACGATCTAAATCTCAAAATAAAACAACTAAGACAGTCAAGTCACCTAAACAGGCATCTGTTGACGATCTTGAGTTTAGAATTTAACCCTTAAAACCCATAATGTGATATGAAAGTAAAAAAGACGTACTACAATGACGATCAGATGACAGATAGCAATAATCTGTCAAATGCGTTGTTGACTAGTCCAGAAAAAATTTCACCAATGATTACCCATCTTGGTGGACGCGAAGATAAAAAGTTTCCTCTGACATTCTTGACAGAAGGACTTGGCAATACAAAAAGTATTGAACGACTTGAATACGAATATGATGTAAACTATCATTTTCGTAAAACACGACCACTTGCAGCAGATGCAGGCGGTCCTTCAGGCGCAAATGGACAACCTTTTGTTCTGACGTTTCCTGACAAATGGTTTATTAAAGATTATATCCTTGTTTCCCAATCAGGTGTACAGGCACGTATTATGTCTGAACCTACTCCGAATGGAAGCAACTGGGATTATACGATGCAACTAGTAGCTCCAAGTGGATCAATGCCAAAAGAAGATCTTACTGCTGGAAGCCTATTTGCACAAATGTATGCACCTGTTGGTGTTGACTTTTCTCGTGGAAATGCCTCAAACTGGCAAGCACCTGCAAGAGTACGCCACAAACTTACCACTATTCGTAAGTCTTATCAGTTTTCTGGTAATGCCAAAGACTATGTAGTTGAGTTCGATCTTCCTGTGAAAGGCGGTCAAACTTCACGTTTTTGGATGGATTATGAAGAATGGCAACACTTCCTCCAATGGAAAGAAGAGTGCGAAATGTACTACTGGTACGGACAGCAGTCTTATGGAGATAACGGAGTTGTTCAGATGAAAGATGAAAATGGACAACCTGTTCAAATTGGCCCCGGTCTTTTCGACCAAATCATTAACAAAGATACCTACTCTGTACTTACTGAGAACAAACTCAGCGATGTTGTAGGAGATATTTTCTTTGGAATGACGGATGCTCAAAATATGAACGTGACACTCTATACTGGTACAGGTGGAGCACGTGAATTTGATCGGGCAATGAAAGACAAACTTGGTACACTCGGATTCACTGTATTTTCAGATGGCCGATTTATCCAAGGGAATGGAAGTGAACTTACCCTAACCGGTTACTTCAAACGATATGAGCACGTTGATGGTCACACTATCAATGTTGTGAAAGTGCCTTTGTTCGATCACGGAGCAGTAGCACAAGCAAGTCAGCGACACCCTGTGACAGGGCTTCCGCTTGAATCATATCGTATGTGCTTTGTTGATCAAAGTCGTTATGACGGACAACCCAATGTCCAGATGATTAACAAGAAAGGCCGTGAGATGGTTAAGTGGGCAGTGGCAGGCTCTGTTGTGCCTCGTGGAATGGGAGACTCAGCGCTACGCGCAAGTGATATCGATGGCGCTTCAGTCCACTTCCTCAAAACAGCAGGTATTTGCTTGAAGAGGTTTGATACGTCAATTGACATTCAGGCAAAATTCTAAATAGTTGGTTGGGGAAGAGGAACGATTGTTTTCTTCTTCCCCTTCCTTCTATTTTTATAAAACGAAGAAAACAAATCTAATCTATATATGGCAAAACAAACAAAAGTTACTCGTGAACCAGTAGAAAAAGTAATTAGTGTAAGACGTAAAGAAAAGTTCTCACACATCCCTGCGGAAGTACTGCAAGATTCAGTTACAAAGATTGGTTCTATTTTTGACGGAAGGACACCCCTTAGAGGATTATCCGGAGAAGAAGAAAAAGAACTTCTCAGCGTTCATTTGGGCATTGACCCAAATCATAATGAGTTTGGAAAACTTGCTATGAATTTCTGGGCAGAAATGGATTTAAAAGTTCCATCAGAAGGAACAGAATTAAATATTTCCATTGATGAATCAGGTATGCCAGTAGTAATGTCTGACTATTTGAAATACAGATGGCTTCTACGGCATAAATATGTTGCAGACTCTAAAGAAGAGATGCTAAATAATCCGATGAAGGATTTTTATTTGTATGATCCAAATAGAGAAGTAAAGAAAACAAATCTACAGATTAAGAAAAAGAAACTTGCCTATGCAGAGTTTATTAAAGCATCTGAAGATGAAGATCGTATGGATATGCTTCTGCGTGTATTGGATAATGTAAATCCATCTAAGATGAGTGCGGAGCAAAAAGAAAACAGACTGGAAACTCTTGCTACAACAAACCCTGATAAATTTATTCGGTTTGCTCAAGACAAAGATTTGGAAATCCGGTCAGAGATTGACTTGATGGTAGAGAATGGTGTGCTACGTAAAAGCGGTAATACCTATTTCTACATTGATGAAATCATTGGGGATACGATTGACGAATCAATCACTTTCTTTAAGAACAAGAAGAATAGTTCTCATGTATCTGATATGAGAGCAAAACTTAAAGAGCTTCGTTAATGAATATCCAAGAAATGCATATTGGCGTTGGACTTGGCATACAGAAAGTTAATTCCAATGCGTTTGATAGCTTTATTGATGAAGAGATAGATTACTATCTAAATAAAGCGCAGAGAGAATATGTCCGACGCCAAAATGTATTTCTAAAAGATAGGCTTGAAAATCTTAGCCGCCCTGATAAAATTTCTAGTTCTGAAGCAAGAGAAAATTTAGGTCGACTAATTGCAAATGCTAATAGCGACGACCCTTATGATGAGACTAGTTTTTCAAATGCAGTTAGTTTTACTGCCCCTTCAATGTTTCAATATTTGTATGCAAATGCAAGGGTAAATGGTGCTACTGGTCCTTGGGTTTCTTGTAAATTAATTTCGCCTTACGATGTACATATTTATTCTAACTCTGAACATAATAAACCATTGTTTAGAGAAATACCGTTGTTAATTGCAGGAGATAAGTTTATATTATTTAAAGATTCAAGAACAAGTTCTATTGAAGAATTAGAAGTATTTTACATTTCAATACCAACTACTGTTTCATTATCTGGTCCTACTGATAGTAATTTACCAGAGCATACACATGATGAAATTGTAGATATTGCAGTAAATATGATTCTTGGAGATTTGAAAGTA